CAGCACATTGCTGGCGACCGCGGTGGTAAAGCAAAGGGCAAGGAGAGCCGCCACAGCGGCTTTGACAAGATCGATTACCGGGAGGGTATTAACGGTGATGGCAGCTTCTGAGGTAGTGCAATCGGTGCGGCAGACCAAGACGGTTGTCTGCGCAACGCACGGCGAATACGAGTCCATCGGTACGGAAATGCCGATTCTGAAGACGCGGGTTTTCTGGTCTGGCTGTCCGACATGCGCAATCGAGCAGCGCGACGCCGAAGAAAAGCGCCGCGTTGCTGACGAGGAATCGGATCGGCAGCGTCGCATGGAACAGAGATTGAGCATGTCGGGAATCCCGCAGCGGTTTCGTGACCGCACCTTCGATAACTACATTGCGGACAGCGAGCCGAAGCTAAAGGCGCTTGAAGTCGCCATGGACTTCGCGGCGAACTTTGACGAACACTATCGAGAAGGCACTACGGTCGTTTTCTCTGGCAAGCCTGGAACGGGTAAGAGTCACTTGGCAATTGCCGCAGCAATGGTAGTGATGGTCTCCGGGACGGCGCTTTATCTGAACGCGCTGGACCTGATTCGGATGGTGCGTGACACATGGCGCCGCGATTCGGAAATGACGGAAAGCGCGGTCCTCACCGAGTTGTCGACCGTGAAGTTGCTGGTGATCGACGAGATCGGCGTGCAGTACGGAACCGATGGCGAACAGGTAATTCTGTTCGACGTGCTGAACCGCCGCTATCGCGATCTGATGCCCACGATCCTACTGACGAATCTGGGTGCCAAGGGGATGAAGGAATTTCTAGGCGAACGTAGTTTCGACCGTTTGCGCGAAGGCGGCATCTGGGTGGCATTCGATTGGGAATCGTTTAGAGGCGCGAGGAAAGCAGCATGACAACGACTACAGGAACGCTTGATTTGTACGCGCTGAAAGCGGCGCGCCGCCTCGCCGAAAAGGTTCAGCCTTTTATGGATCGCAGTGTCTTCGAGGGCCTAGTGCACTCAGCACTGATGGATGCAATGACTTCCGCGATGAATTGCGATGCTGCAGTCGCCGAAAAGGCCGAGATATACGACTACATGAAGCAGGTTGTGGACGTGGCAGGATTCAAGTCAATAACAGAGGCGTTGGTATCGGCGAAGAAGTGGCGCGCAATCGAATCGGCCGAGGCCCAACGGCAGCTTCCTGATTTTCCGGCTGCAATGTGGACCTGCAACGGCGTGGGCCTATTTACTGAACACCAGATGCAAGGCTATGCAAACGCCGCACTGGCTTTGGCAGAGGCAAAGAAGTCATGAGCCGCCAACTCAAGCCCCGCATTGCAGATTTCCTCGCCGACCAACCGCACGGAGCGCCCGTCTGGCAGATCGCGGAAGCCCTCGGATCGAGCAATGACACCACCGTCCAGGCGCTGCGCCGGATGGCTGAGCGTGGCGAAGCGGTGCTGGTGTGCGATTCCGCCCCGCTCCCGCATGCCGTGTGGACGCTTCCGCCTCATTCGACGCCGCAGATTTTCCGGGCCATGGAAACGCTTCAGGCAATGCAGAACGCTGCGAGGCAAGCATGACGCCTGATCCGATACTAGTGGAATCAATCAAGCGCGCGGCTCAAGACCTACTGGGGCGCATCCTAGAAAACGGCATCGACATGGAGCTAGAGTTTATGGATGTGCTAGAGCAGCTGGCAACGAACCCGGTGCGGGAGGATTTGCGGTGACGCCAGACCAACTCACAGACGTCATCGAAGAGATCGCAGCATGGTCATTAGAAGACCGCCGCGCCTACCTTGCGAATCTTGAGATGCACAGCGCCGAGGACGCGAAGCAGGTTAAAGGCGGGCTGACAAAGCTTTGGACTGAACGGAAGTAATGGGGGTGGGGAATGAAAACAGCAGCGAGCAGTGTGAATAGTAGTCCTCACCGCGTGGTGATTGGGGATGCGACGCTGTATCTCGGCGATTGCCGCGAGATCCTCCCGACGCTGCCGCGCGTGGATGCGGTGATTACCGATCCGCCGTATGGCATCAACGAGAACAGTAAGAAGGTCGGTTCGCGCCAGAACGCTGCTGCGGTGACTGATTACGGCTCATTCGACTGGGACAAGCACCCGATTGACGACGAGCTTCTGGATGCCGTCATCGCCGCTGGGAAGCATGCCGTCGTCTTTGGTGGCAACTACTACCCCATGCCCGCCGCTTCGTGTTGGTTGATCTGGGATAAGCAGAACACGGGCGACTTTGCCGATTGTGAGTTGGCGTGGACGAACCTGCCGAAAGCCGTCCGGATTTTCCGCCATCTCTGGAACGGAATGATCCGCGCTGGTGAGGAAAAGGGCCAGCAACGCGTCCATCCTACTCAGAAGCCGATCGCCGTCATGCAATGGTGCATCGAGCAGGCCGGGATGCCCGAAACGATTCTGGACCCATTCATGGGCTCAGGAACGACCGGCGTCGCCGCTGTTCGCCTTGGCCGCAAGTTCATCGGTATCGAGCGTGAGCCCCGCTATTTCGACATCGCTATTGAGCGCATCACCAATGCCCAGCGCCAGGAATCGCTATTCGAGCCAGTAGCGCCGAAGGCGGAACAGATGGGGTTTGCACTATGACCGTCGCCGCCATGAAAGCGAAGAAGACCAGCAAGTACCGAAACGTCAAGACGGTTGTGGATGGGCTCAAGTTCGATAGCAAGCGCGAGGCGGCTCGCTGGCAAGAATTGCAACTTTGGGTTCGCGCCGGCGGAATTATCGACCTGAATCGGCAGGTGCCGTTCATTCTCGCGCCATCCGTAGTGATCGAAGGTCGAAAGCGCCCTGCATTGAAGTACGTCGCGGACTTCACATATGTCGACAGAATCTCTCGCCAGATGGTCATCGAGGACGTGAAAGGCCGGATCACCGAAGGCTACCGCATCAAACGCCACTTGATGGCCGTTAAGGGCTACACGATTACGGAGGTGAAGTAATGGCCGCGAATAGGAAAACCCGTAAGCCGTACCGGCCCAAACAGGTCCAAACCGATGCCGTGATGTTCCTGATGAATGGTGACGAGCCGCTTGATGCCTCGCTTCGCCTGACGATCCTGACGACCGTCCATGCATCGGCTGCGGGGCTCGCACATGGATCTTGCGACAAGGAGTCCTGGAACATCCTGGTCAACGCTCTGAACATCGCTCTGGTGCTGTGCGAGGACGCCGGTAACAACGAGATCGGACTCGAAGTGATCTACGCCGGCCAGAACGCAATGATTGCGGTCGCCGAGCGCTATCACCGCACGCAGCGCCTGGTATTCGCAGGCGACGAGCTGCAGGCGCTGAATGCCGGAATCGCGCTGTTCGAGCAGCTGGTCGACACGGTGACGAAGCGGCAGTACACGAGGGCGGCGGGTGAAACGGTGCGGCGCAAGAATGCGGGCGCTGTGGTCCGGATCAAGCGCGGCGCAGAGACTAAACGTTTTGAATTGAGGGCTGCGTAATGGGCACTTCATGGACCAAGCAAGAACTGCAAATGGCGAAAGCTGTTCGCGACAGCGGAAAGCCGCTGAAAACACAACTGCACCTCTTCCCGGGCCGTACGCAATACGGCATCGAACACAAGATGCGCAAGCTGGTCGAGCAGGATGGGCCGAAGAAGCGCGAGACCGTTTCATGGGTCTGGGGCGCCGCTCATTCCCTGCTGGAGACCGCGCCCGGTATGACGGCTCACGAGATCGCGCGCAAGCTCAAGTGTTCGTATCGACAGGCCATGCAGGTGCTTTACGACAACCACAGAAGCGATGACAAGTGCATTTATATCTCTGGATGGGAAAAGCACGGCGTGAACCGCGTTCCGCAATGGACCATCGGGACGGAGCCGGACGCTCCGAAGTTGCCGGTGCAAAGCCGTGAGGATGAGTTACGCAAGGCGCGTTTGCGTAACCGTAAAAGCCGCGTGGCGCGCGGTGCGTTTAACCCATTCGCCGCCGCTCTAGGACTTGTCGAAGCGCCAAAGGGCGAACCGGGTCGCGTGTACATACACCTGACCGACTCGAAAGATGATGAATTTGCGGAGGCCGCGTAATGACTGTATCCGAACTGATCGAAGAGTTGCATAAGTTTCCCGGCCACCATCGGGTCTTCGTCGAGCATGAGATTGAAAGCGCGGCTCATTGCGGAGTGGCAAGTGACTACGCCGCCATTCAGGACGTAAAGGCTGCTGAAGCTTGCACGGTGATTATCGACTCTGTCAGGAGCATGGCATGAGCGATCGCGAGATAGAACAAGGGGGTGGAAAGTGACGGAGTTTGTTTCGGCGTACACGTTGGTGACCGGCGATTGCATCGAAATGATGCGCGGCATGCCCGACGCTTCGGTTGATTCGATCGTTTGCGACCCGCCCTATCACCTGACGCAAGTATCACGCGGCGGCCATGCGCGCACGAACAATCCTGAAATGCCGCATGGGCGACATCGCATCGGCGACAAGGGATTCATGGGGAAGGTTTGGGACGGCGGCGACATCGCGCACCGCGTCGAGATGTGGGCCGAATGCTTGCGAGTACTCAAACCGGGCGGTCATTTGCTCGCCTTCAGTAGCACGCGGACCTACCACCGCATGACTTGCGCGATCGAAGATGCCGGTTTCGAAGTCCGGGACCAATTCGCCTGGGTGTACGGGTCTGGCTTTCCGAAATCGCGAAACCTCGCGGGCGAATGGGCTGGCTGGGGCACTGCCGTAAAACCCGCATGGGAGCCGATCGCATTTGCTCGCAAGCCGTTCAGGGGAACCGTCGAGGCAAACGTCCTGCAGTTCGGTACCGGCGCGCTGAATATCGATGGTTGTCGAGTTCCGACGGATGAAAGCCAGTCCCGGCCGCGCGGATCGTTTCCGCATTCAGACGATGCATGGGAAAGCGGACGTCCGAACGAAGTATCCGAATCGCATGCTGCCGGCCGCTGGCCCGCGAACATCATTCACGACGGCTCTCCCGAAGTGATCGAGCACTTCCCGGATGCGCCCGGACAGATGGCTGATGCGAGCTTCACAGCTCCGAGCGCGAAAACGAGCAACGTCTATGGTGCAATGCGGCGGACAGGCGAGGCATCGCAGGAGACTAGATACGCGGACGCTGGCGGTACGAACTTCGCCATGAAGCCTGGCGCACGTCGCCATGATACTGGCTCGGCGGCCCGCTTCTTCTACTGTGCCAAGGCATCACGCGCCGATCGCAATGAAGGCATCGGCGGCAGCGACACGCCCGCCGTCCAGACCGAAGCGACGATGCGCGATCGGGAAAATGCCGACTGGCAAGAGCGCAACGGAAATCACCATCCGACCGTCAAGCCAACTGACCTGATGGCCTATCTGTGCCGACTCGTGACGCCCCCTGGCGGTACCGTGCTCGACCCCTTCATGGGAAGTGGCAGCACCGGGAAGGCGGCGATGCGCGAAGGCTTCCGCTTCGTCGGCATTGACATGACGCCGGAATACGTGGCGATCGCGGAAGCAAGGATCAAATTCGAATACGAGCGCGTTGAGACGGAGCGAATCGAGGCGTCTCGCCAACCTGACATGTTCGCGGAGGTTGCATGACCACCCAACACGAAGTCCTCGGCTATACCACTGCCGATCTGATCGACGCCATGAGCGCAACCGGCATTCACTGCTCGCTCGACAAGTTCAAGCGGCTGGCCATCGAGATCCAGCGTCGCGCTCTCGCCCACACTACTACGAAGGAAGAGAAGGAGGAAACAGAGTGAAGCGCATCTACATCAGCGGGCCCATGAGCGGAATCGACCGACTCAACTTCCCGTTATTCAACCGGACAGCTGTGCGGCTGCGCAATCAACGATGGGAGGTGGTCAACCCGGTCGAGATCAACCCCGACCCCGAAGCCAAGTGGCTCGATTGCATTGCCGCCGATTTGAAGGCGATGGACGGCTGCACGGCAATCTGTTTGTTGCCGGGCTGGACGAATTCGTTTGGCGCCAAGATCGAGCGCCTGGCTGCCGACAAGCTGGGACTGGAGATTTACCACCTGGCCGATCTTATTCCGGAGGAAGCATGAAAGACCTTCCGCAAATCATCGCCCTGGTGGGCAACGCTGGCGCCGGCAAGTCGACCGTGGCTGAATACCTTCAGGAAGTCCACAACTACAAGCTAGTCAAGTTCGCCGGCCCGCTGAAGACCATGCTGCGCGCGATTGGACTCGATGACGAAGAGATCGAAGGCTCACGCAAGGAAGTGCCTTGCGATCTGCTGTGTGGGAAGACACCGCGCCATGCGATGGTCACGCTGGGCACCGAGTGGGGTCGCG